TTGAAAGAAAACGTTCTGATGCAAATGCAGAAGTGCCAGGTCTAGGACCTATTTCTTTATATGTTATTCCAGTTGTCCCAATCTGAGTTGAGTTCCATACTGAATTTGTAAATCTTGCAGCTTGTACTCCACTTGCAAGAGTAGGAACATTGGTTCCGTTTTGTAAAATTGTGAAATTATCGTCATCAATTTTATCTACAACTTCATGTTGAATTCCATTTGCATCTGTAAATACACCACCAGAAACTAATCCATGTGCAGTTGATGTGATTGTCCAATCAGGACCTTTGTCTATCACAACAACAAAAAGATTGTTTCCATCTGCTCCTGCACTACGTGCAACAAATTTTTTAGATGCTCCAGCACCAGAATCATAATCTTCTTTTGATCCAACTAGAATTCCTCCTCCTTCGCTTGATGCGTTTAGAAGACCACTAGTTGCTGCACGAACAACTGCGAGAGATCCACCATAACGAAGATATTCTCCTGCTACTAACCAGTCTGCAGCATTTGCCTCAGCTGGTGCTCCAAAAGTGTCAATTAATTCTCTTTCGGATCCGATATTTACAATTTTGCCTACGTCTCCACTGCGAAATGATGAAGCAATTCCAGCACGAAGTCCAGATACTCCAGTCAAAACACCAGTAGATAAATCACGTTCTCTAATAACAACACCAGGCGAGACTTGACTTGCCATTTAATTTTACCTCTAAGATATCATTTTATCTAAATGTATTTAGAATTTCTGGTGTCTTAACTGGGGAAACAACGCACGAACAACCTACCAGTCTGGGTAGTGTCCTTCTCTTGCCAGTCTTTTATTTTTTCTTCTTGCTACTATTCTTTTTATTGTGCAGTCCTTACATTCGTATGAGTAGGCAGAAGGCAATCCTTTCTTTTGTCTTCTTGACATGTAAAAATCTTCTAGTAGATTCTTGATTTGTTTGCAAGTTCTACATTTTCTGTCTTTAAATAATAAATGCTCTAACTCAAATTGATTATCAAGATCCATTAATATTCTGGAAGCATGTATGTAACAGACTCTTCCTTATCTCCATACCAAAAAGATCCTTCTGCATCTACAAATGTGTCATCTCCTAAACCATCGTCTACAAAACCAAATGGTGCCATGTCTTGTTCTATTTGATTTTTTTGTTCTTCGTATATTCTTCTTCTAATATCTGTATCCGTCATCTCTTTAAAATAATCTTGCATCACTAACCATGCAAACAATACCATACACATGACTAGATCATCGTGATAACCTTCGTCTGCTTCCCATGCTTGCTTCTTTTGTATAAACGTAGTAAGTTCTTGAAGTATATCAAAATCTTGAAATACTAGTTTATCTTCTTCTATAATTGCTTTTAGATTAGAGCATCCTATCTTCTTGACAGTGATACTCATCTTTACACCTAACTGTGTTTTTGTACCTGAGAATCCTTGTCCCACTACCTGTCCTGCTCTACCACGCATAGCACACATTAATACGTTAGGGTATTCCAAATCGTAATTAAGTGTAGCTGCTATTGAGTCTCCTATGTCATTTACTTCTACTAATATGTAAGGGTTTGCATATTCCTTCGCTACTTGAAAGATTACCGAGGGAAACAGTACAGGTTTAATCTCATTATTTCTGTACTTCGCAACGATCTGATACGGGAGAGTGGTGATATCAAACACGAGGAAAGCAGAATAGTCGCCACCAATTCCTCTGGCAACATCAACAGTAATAATGTATTCGTGATTTTCTTCTGCTCTCTTATAAACATCAAGTCCAGCATTGCTTGTTATTGGGTCATTGAACGGAATGCATTGTAATTTTGATGGACTGATAAGTGTATCAGCAGAACCTAGGAAGTCGCATTCAAACTCCTGTGCAAACTGTCTCTTTGATGTATTCTTTATCGTCTCCTCTTTCCACTTAGCATCTCTGCCAGGCACTTGAGACCAATGTACTTCGTTAGTTATATAACCATTCTTATCATTTCTAGCATCCTCCCACATCTTATAGAAGTGGTTCATACCATTGGGAGTGGATATGATTATAACTTTTGTTGACCTACCAGAAGTAATAGTAGGATAAACAGATGCAAAGAATTGCTCCGCAACATGGTTTGGAACGAACGCAAATTCATCGAGGAAGAGGATATTGAACGACATGCCTCGGACAGCACTTGCAGACGTAGAAGCAGCCAGTATCTTTGATCCATTTTCAAGTTCGACATTACCTTTATTCCATACTAAAATACCATGTTGCATCCACTTCGGTAGATTCTCATATGCGAGTTGTAGTCTACCTAGAAGTTCCCTAGCGGTAGAAGCTTTGTTTGCAAGTATACCAATGTTAACACTATCGTAGAAGATAGCATAATAAAGAAGATAGGCGACCACAGTGGTTGACTTACCAGTTTGCCTAGGAAGTTTTGCAATGTTGAATCTGTTTTCATGAAAGTCTTGTAAGATTTTTTTCTGGAAATCGTACATGTCAAAAGGCACTAGACCTTCATCAAGAGAAATGATCTTTATATAATTGGTAGCAAAATAGATTGGATCTGATTTACACTTGACCCATTCTTGTACTTGCTTTTTTGTAAACTGTAACTCAGTACCCGCTTTCTTTAGATTCGGGTTACCAAGATATACATCATTAGTTGCCATACTTTATTTATCGTCAGGGTCTTCCAACGGTTTAAAAACTAACAACTCGTCTCCATCCTGTACGTCTCTCATCTCAGGATGTCTACTATAAGATTTTTTAATTGGATTGTCAAGACTTTGTAAAGTAGAGGTCATCATCTTCCACATGAATGCGAAAGTTGCACCAAATACTCCTATAAAAAATACAAGATATACAAAGACTGTAATCTCATTCATGTCTTTCTATGTGTGTAAAAGAATATTCTAGTAACATGGCATAGAACTGATTCTTCATTTCTTCTAGATATTCTGGTTTATCTTTTGTATAACCATTTTGTAGAGCAAAATCTATTACACGATGCAATGTCCTGACATCAGTGATGCCAATTTCAAGATGGACATTCCAATCATTGTCAATAGGTTGTCCTTCTATGTTCATGAGTATTTAAAGCAATTACTGCTGTCTCTACCCTCTACATATTTTTCCAACGCTTCTAGTCTACCATCAAGTTTTTCAATAGCATCTAACTCTTGTTCTACTGCACCAACGATATCTGTATGCTCACCTATTCCAACAGGATTGTGTAGGTACACATCAATGTTTACCAAATGTTTTTTAATTTCACTATTAGCAGCTGCTTTAATAGCTTCTATCATTCTAGTTTTCATGTTTATTATTCAATAAGTGTACCAAAAGATCTACGTATCTCTCGTAGTTCCTCGAAATTTTTTTGTTTAGTACCACCATCGTAGCACCACGCATACCCTTCGTCAATCATTTGTTCGTTAAGGGAGACATCACTGTCACCAATATATAACCAACCAAGAAGTCTACCGTATTTACCAACACCACCTTTCAGTTCTGTTCGTATAGAGAGTTCGTCGTCTCCTGCTATTGTTTCTTCTAATTTGTCTTTCAACCAATTAGTAGCATCTATTCCTAGTGCTTTCTCTTCAAGGTCACGAGTCCTCTTTTCTGGCGTATCCACTCCAGCAATTCTGACTCTTTCCTTTTTGTATAGGTCGAAACCCAGATCAATAGTAACGTCAATAGTATCGCCATCTAGTACCTTATCTATTTGTGTAACTCTAAAATTATAACAACTTTTCCGACTAGGCGGTGTCATCGCTGCCATTACGAATCTCCATAATTCTACCTATATTTATCATGGATCAAATGCACCAAATGCTAGTATAATCAGAACAAATATTGTTATATAAACAGCTGCGTGATATATCATGATTTTATATGGATGTCATATGCTATAGATATTCTCTCGTTCACAGATGGTTTTGCTCTGTGATATAGCATTGAATTGAATAGTATCAGATCTCCAGATCTAACTGGTAATTCATAGAAACTAGAGTTGTAGCAATTCATGTCATGCACATCTTCAATAGGAACATGTGATAAAAAGTAATCGGAGAATGGAGAGAAGAATTGTATCACTC